TTAACGCCACAGGCCTCGGATCGTCGCCGCGCCCCAGCCGAAAATGGCTGAATACTGGGCGACGCGGATGGTGACCGGGTCGGGCACGCCGGACGGGAAATCCTCCGCCTGCTGCACCGCTGTCCAGGCGAAGGCGGGCGCGGCGGTCTCGACCACGCGGACCACGGTCTCGCCGTCGAGGATCTCGAGGCGGTAACGCTCGGCCTCCTCCGACAGCGGCGGCTCACCGTCCCAGCCGTCGCCGCCGAGCCTCGCGCGGCGAACCCAGCTCAGCAGGATGTCGCCGTCATCGCCGGGCCGTCGGCGCAGGTGGGCGGGGCTCCAAGGTCGGGCGGCGATGGCGCGCCAGGCGGCCTCGACCTGTGTCATCGCCTCGCCGCCGGCCGGACCGCCGGCCGGGGCCGCGCGCCAGACCAGCGGCAGGCCGCGCTCGGACAGCGCCATCTCGGCGCGGACCAGGGTTTCGTCGAGTCGCACAACCGCCGCGGCGGCCGGGTTCAGCGCCGCCATCGCCGGATCGCTGCCCGCCTGACCGCGCAGCAGGCCGGACAGCCGCCAGACGTCGGCGCTCACCGGCTCGGCGTCGAGGAACTGGACGATTTCCCAGTCGCCGCCGACACCCTGCACCGCCAGCGCATTGGCGCCGGCCAGCACGGCGGCGAGCGAGCGGCTCTCCGGCGGCGCGCCTTCCATCCGCACCAGCAGGCGTCCGGCGCGGTCCAGCCGGTGCAGCGGCCCGGCGGGCAGGTGGCTCAGGGTGACACCCACGGTCGCCGGCTGTGCGGCGCGCGCGCGGACGGTCAGGGCGTCGGCGGCGACACCCGCGTGCACGTCCATCTCGCGCCAGGGCTCGCCGGCGACCGCGAGCAGGGGTCGCTGGTCATCCTCGGCGCCGGGCAGCGGCGGCAGGTCGAGCACATGCATCACCGGCGCGGCGGCCGGCTCCACCGGCGGAGACGGCGTCCAGTCCGGCAAGCCCGTGGCTGCCACGGACGCCTCGCAGCGTCCCAGCACCGCCCGGGGATGCTCGTCGAGATCCAGTCGCTCGACCCGCCACAGCCGCTCGTCGCCCGGCAGGGTCACCCGGTCGCCGGCCTCCAGTCGCAGCGCGGCCAACGGCGAGAGATGGACGACCGCCTCCTCCCGCACCGCCTCGGCGCGGGCCAGCAGCCGTCGCCCGGCCTGCTCCGCCTGGGGCGCGGCCATCACCACCGGCAGGTCGGCCTGGGCCACGTCGCCTCCGCCGGCGGGATCGCGGCGGACGGTCAGGGCCCCGGTCTGGTAGTCGGCGGTCTCGTCGATGAAGCGCAGGCGCAGGGTGTCGGGCGGCGTTTCCAGCGTCCGCGCCTCGATCCGCTCCGGGCCGTCGTCCGGCAGCGCGAAGTCGTCGACGTTCAGGGCCAGGACGGGTCCGCCGTCGCGCGCCACCAGCGTCGGCCGTCCGGACCGCTCGGCGGCGTCGAAGGCCAGCAGTGCGGCCAGCGGCTCCAGCGCCTCGCGCAGCCGCATCGGCCCCTCGATCAGATAGCCTGCGACCACCCCGGCGACATCGCCCGGGTCGAGCATCACCCCGGCCCGTGCACCGAGCGCCTCGAGCAGCCCTCGCGCCTCGGCCGAGCCGACCCGGCCGTTGAGCCAGTGGCCCAGCGCCCAGTTCGGCCCGTCGCTCCAGACGCTGGTCCGCCCCGGAAAGTCCGGGAATGGCCGCGCGTCCCAGCACCAGGCGCTCATCGTCTCGACCATGGGGCCGCCGTAGAGCTCCGAGACCGGGTTCAGCGCCGGATCGGCGAAGTGAGCCAGCACCGCCTCCAGCGTGCGTCGCTGGCACAGGTCGTCGCGGGCGCCGTTGGAGAAGGGCGGCAGCCGGCTCTCGCTGCTCTTGGGGTCGACGAACAGGTTGGGGGCGTTGGCGCCCTTGTCGACCGCGCCGCAGCCGAACTCGACCAGCCGGATCGGCTTGGAGCGCGGGACCCAGGCGGTCGGGGTCGTCGAGCGTACACCGCCGGGGCGGTCGTGGTGAGCGCTCGACCACCAGCCGTGCAGGTCCTTGGGCCGGAACACCCAGGGCTCGCCGTAAGCGCCGTCGGTGATCGGCGTCCGCGCCCCGGCCAGCCGATCAGCGTCCGAGGCGTAGTACCAGTCGTAGCCTTCGCCGCCGGCGATGTTGTCGGCCAGATCGCCGAAGTCGGCCTCGCCGCGCCAGTCGGCCAGCGGCGGATAGTAGTCGATGCCGACGAAGTCGATCGCCGGGTCGGCCCACAGCGGATCGAGATGGAAAGCCACATCGCCGGAGCCGTCGGCGGGCTGGTGGCCAAAGTACTCCGACGGGTGGATCGGCGTTAGGCACGCAGTGCGTAACAGCGTTGGATTCGCTCGATAAGTTCTATGTTAGGCACCAGGGGCGATGCCGGGATGTCCGGCCCGCGCACCCCGCCATTCGATAGGATCGATGGCCGAATAAATACCGCCATGATCCCCACCGATGACGGCGTTTCCCTTTCTACTGGTCCCATAACGGCGATCTCACGGTCCGCGCGACTGACCTTCCGGCAGTCGATCTAGGCGGAGCCGCGATCACCTGGATCGAGCCCGGTGAGCTAGTCACCCTTCCGCCGAACCCCACTGCCAGAATTCCAGGTCGAGTTCGCCCAGGCCGAGATGGTCCGAACAATCACGGTCCTGGCTCGCGATGAACGCGAGGCTCTGACCTTTCCGACCTTTCAGTTCGACACCCTGTAGTCGCTTGGCTCGCCGGTCAGGGCGGGTCGATGACGATCTCGGTCGCCGCGATCTAAGGACCACGATCAGGCCGGTGATCGCGGTGATCAACGCGGCGATGGCGTGAATGCGGCGATGGCGTGAATGATGTCTGCGATTCCCATGCCCCATTTTCGCGTCACGACGCAGGGGGGGTAAGGACGCCCCATAAAAAGTCGCAGGCCATTGGAATCGTTGACCTGGGTGCCGGGTAACCCGTCAGAGGCGGGGGGATAAGCGACGTGACGGCTACCTCACCGACCGACCAAAACAGCGGTAACGCCCTATGCCAGCGGCGTTTATCCCGCAAAATCCGACTTTGCGATTTTGTGGGATAATCGCCTGCCAAGGCCGTTAGCTAGTGCATTTGTAGGCGTAACGTCTCTAGCCTGGGAGGGGAGCGAGGGCGGCGTTGTGGTAGAACGAGTTCGAGCGGCGCAGTACCTCCGGGCATCCACGGAGCATCAACGCTACTCCGTGCCCTCTCAGCGAGCGGCGCTCGCCGTCCACGCCCTTGAGAACGGCTACGATATCGTTCGGACCTATGTGGACGACGGTAAGAGCGGTGTGACAATCGCAAAGCGCGAAGGGCTGAAGCAGCTTCTTGCGGACGTGTTGGCGGGAGATGCGCCCTTCGCAGTCGTGCTCGTGCTGGACGTCAGCCGATGGGGTCGCTTTCAGGACCCAGACCAAGCCGCCCACTATGAGTTCATCTGTAGGGAAGCAGGTGTGCGGGTCCGCTATTGCGCCGAGGCGTTCGACGACGACGGCAGTCCGACTGCGTCCCTCATGAAGGGCATAAAGCGGGTCATGGCGGCGGAATACAGCCGCCAGCTATCGGACCGCTGTAGGGCTGGTGTTTGGCGGCGGAGGATGACCGGAGGCAAGGGCGGGGGCCCGCCCCCGTTCGGCTTCGTCAGGCAGGCGTTCAACGAGGACGGGACACCCGGACCTGTCTTAGCCACCGGAGAGCGGCGCCCCCGCCTCGAACAGGTCGTCCGGCTCACCCCGGCCCTCCGTGATGAAGCGCTGCTCATCCGCCGCATCTTCCGAATGTACGTCTCGGAAATGCGGAGCGTCACGAACATCTTCCGCACCCTAAACGCCGAGGGCGCATTTCGACGTGGCGCCCCTTGGACATTCACGTCCGTCCGCTGCGTCCTTCGCAATGAGGTAGCGATAGGCGTCCATGCTTTCGGCCTGACCACTTGGCGCTTCGGCAAGACCACGAAGATTCATCCTCGATCAGACTGGGAGCGGACCAAGGTGGGGAAGCCCATCGTCTCGCGGGCGCTGTTCAACGCGGCTCAGGCCAAGCTCACAGGCCTGAAGGGGCGACGCTCGACCGACGAGGAGATGTTGGTTTGGTTGCGGAGCTTGCTGAAGGTCCATGGCTATCTGACGAGACGATTGATTGATGAGGCCCCTGGAATGCCACGGTCAGCCGCCTACGCCTTCCGGTTCGGCTCTGTAGTGCAGGCCTATCGCCGGATAGGATACGAGGGGGAGCGCCGACCGCTAGGACGTTTGGACAAGGCAGCGTCTGAGCCGGATGAGATCGTGCGGCGGCTCGGTAGACTCCTCGCGGAAGAGGGCTATCTGACCTGCAAGCTGGCGCATCGGTGCACCTACCTTCCGTCCCTGAGAGTGATCAGGCAGCGCTTCGGCTCTCTTTCAAACGCCTTTCGGGCGGCGGGCTACGACGTATCCATTCGGGAACAGCTTGTTGCGGGTCAGGCACGCCGTAAGGCGCGGGCCTTATATCCGCGTCCAGAAAGGTCTCCCCCGGCGGCTTCCTGATAGAAGTGGCGCGAAGAACGTCGGCCCGATGTGGCCGACGCCGGGGCGCACGCCTGAGAAGCGCGACGGTTAGACGGCGCCGAAGACTCGATGCACAAGTTCACCGAACGGGGAGACTCAAATGGCTGACGAAGATCAAACCAACCTCATCGGCCTGACGGCGGATATCGTCGCCGCCTACGTCGGCAACAACTCGGTATCCGCCAACGACCTGGGCGCTCTGATCTCGTCGGTCCACTCGACCCTTAACGGCGTTAGCGCGGGGACCTCGGCACCAGCGTCGGAACCCCAGGCGCCTGCGGTGTCCGTCCGGAAGTCTTTGACGCCGGATTTCCTGATCTGCCTTGAAGATGGCCGGAAGTTCAAATCGCTGAAGCGGCACCTCAGGACGAAATACGACCTGAGCCCCGAACAATACCGGGCCAAATGGGGGCTCCCGAAAGACTACCCGATGGTCGCCCCGAACTATGCTGCCGCCCGATCCGCCCTGGCCGTCGCTAGCGGGCTCGGACAAGGCGGTCGGAAGCCGAAAGGCGCAGCGAAAGCGGCGAAGAAGGCTCCGGCGGCGAAGGGGAAGAAATGACGGCCATGACCCGCATCGGTTCGCTTGGGGCACTCATCGCCCTATTCGCGGGACCGGCTTGCGCTGCATCAACAGGGCAATTCGACCTCGTCTGTCAGACCAAGACAGAGTTGCTCACGGTCACCCGTGACGGAACCGTCCTGGGCGGCGACCTGCCGCCCGTAGATACCGGTGAAGTGCGTTACACGTTCGACCTCGACCGGCAGGAATGGTGTCCGGTTACACGTTGCCAGATCGACGGCGCCCAACGGATCGCTGAGATCACCTCGACCACGATCACGTTGAAGAAAGAGCCTACGCGCAAGTGGACCGTGAACCGGACTGAAGGGACGATTACCTTCACGACCGACTTCGGGGGAGGCTCGGGATCGACGCTCAAAGGGACGTGTCGTCGCGAGCGGTTCACGCCGCTGCCGGTCGCGAAGTTCTAGCTGCCGCGTGGTCGCGTTCGCCTCTGTGGCAGCGTGTCTAAGGTTTGACTGAGGCCGCCATCTGATCGTTGAGCGTCTTGGTGAGCTTCTCCTGTTCGGTCGCGAGCCTATCCATGTTCGCTTGATGGCGGTTGTACGCCTCTAGGTCCGCGTCGTTTTCGAACATCACTCGATCGGCCTGCACCTGCCAACGGCCTTTGGATGCCTTCAGCAAGGCGACCAAGCTCTGGTATTCGGCCATGACTTCGGCGTCGATGTCCCACACGCGATCGCGCATCGGCGCCACCCTGGCCTCGCCTCTATCCAGTTCGGCGAGCAAGAGGCGGCGGCGATCATAGTCTACGGGGAGGTCTTCGATGGCCTTGCGGTGCGCGACGATCAGCGCGGTCGCTCGATCGTGATATTTCTCGACGACGGCGCGCGCCTGCCGGGTCCGTCGCTCGCTTTCCACAAGATCGCGATCGGCGCGGAGGTTCTCAGGCGTGAGGATTTCGGCAATCCTCAGAGGCTCAAGCTCGATCTGATAGTCGATTTGCAGTTGGCGGGCCGACTTCATCAAGGAACGGGATAGCCCTTCCATGCGGCCATAGTCGCCGGTCGCGGTTGGGCTCTCATCGATCGTTCCGCCCTTCTGGAATTGCTCATAGCTTTCGCGCAATCCGCTCCGCGCCCTATCCGCTTGGACTTCGGTGAAGGCGTAGGTGAAAACGCTCGAGATGAAGGTGGCGGCGTAGAGAACACCGAACGCGTACCCGCCCGAGACGGCGCGGGTTCGTTTTAGGAAACCGAAGTAGGTGATCAGCCAAATCACCCCCGAAAGCGTGAAGCTGCTCCCGAGCAAGAACGGGATGCCAGAGGGGCGGAGACCGCTGGAGCCGCCCATAACGACGGCAAAGAACACCGCAATGTTTAGAGCCGTGGGCCACGGCCATACTCGCCGGTCGCTCTCGCTCAGTTTCTCCTGCGCTTCCATTGACCGTCGCCCCCGCGTTTGATGGCCAGCCTACCAGTGGTTGCAGCTAAGTCACGGTGATCATTCGGTCGGACAATCATCTTTGTACGCCCCCCGCTTTGTCTCTTCTGCACCCACCGGCGATAGCCGTAATTCGCCGTGCGGCCACTTGAGTCCGCTAGCTCAGACGACAATGGATTCTTGATCCCGATGTAGGCGATGGATCGAGCCACTGGCTTGTAACTCGATGCAAACGACCCGAGGTTGTGAGGGGATTTTTGCTGGAGAGGACATGGCCAAGTTCACAGGGCTCGACCAGTTGAGCAAGAAAATGCAGGGGCTCGCCAAGTTCATCAAGGAACTCGATGGCGAACTCGTGAAGGTCTCCTACGATCCAGACGACCCCGGCAGCATCGAGCGAGCCATCGTCACCATGGAAACCGCCGTTAATGAGAAGGCCGCATCCTATGGATCGAACGATTGGGTTGAGAACACGGTCGTGAAGGTGAAGGAGGGCCTCCGAGCCCGCATTCTCGAAAGTGCCGCTCAGAAACGACTGCAAAAGAACGACTAGATGCCGATCCCTGACGCCCTAGCGGACCTCAACAATGCCGTGCTGGATATTCAGTCGGCTGACTACAACACGATATCTCGGCCACTGAAGAAAATGGCGAAAGCCTTGGCTGATCCGGAACTCAAGGCGATCAACGACGAACTGACGTCCGGGTTGGATTTCGACGCGTTCCTTCAGCGGCAGGAACATCATAGCGGCATCGGTCGCGACGAACTGGAGTGGCCAACTGACAAAAACGAAGAGCTTGGCCTAACGATTCTGCTGATCGAGCGGGCCGCTGCCAACACCGACTGGTTCGTGAACTTCGCTTTCCAATTCTACGACGCCGGAAGCAAAATCATCGGCGCGGTCCGTAACGTCACTCGATCGGCATTCATTCCATTCCTCCGCGATTACAAAGCTCATGTGGAAGCGAAGTCTGCCAAGCCTAGGGGTCCGCAGGCTCGAAAGGCTGGAGACGTGACTAAGGTGTTCATCGTTCACGGCCATGAGGAAGCTCCTCGGGAGATGGTCGCGCGGTTCCTCGAGAAGCTCGGCCTCCAGGCCATCATCCTTCACGAACAGACCAATCGTGGAATGACGGTGGCTGAGAAGCTGGAGGCGAATAACGACGTCGGTTTCGCCGTCGTGATCATGACGCCGGACGATTTCGGACGGTCGAAGACGGTGGATGGGGAGTCACCGCGTGCTCGTCAGAACGTCATCCTGGAACTTGGGTACTTTATTGGCCACCTAGGTCGGGACAAAGTCTGCGCGCTCAAACAGGGGGACCTCGAAATCCCGTCCGACTTTGTCGGTGTCGTCTACACGGCGTTCGATCAAGGTGGAGCTTGGCGCCTCGCGCTGGCGAAAGAGTTGGACGCCGCTGGGTATCACATCGACTTCAATGCGGTCATGCGCGGCTAGTTGTCGTGAGTAGACTGGCACCCCGATGACGGATCAAACCGAGAATCTCGAAGCCTTTTATGAAGGCCATCGCCAGCGGCTCTGCAATCATCTAGCCGAACAGGCGCGGCTTGTGGACGCGCTCATTCATGCCCTTGCCGCGACGAGGGACGACGAGGTCGCTGACGTTGTGGTTCTCATGGCCCAGGCCATCCGCTCATCCGTCGAATCGATCTTGAAACTAACGGAATCCCTCGACTTGCCTATTCGCGACGCCTTCGGGATCGCGCGGTCCGTCGTCGAACAAGCTGCAAATGTGACCTACATCGCCGTCGTCGGTCCAGAAGCCGCAAGGCGCGCCCAGATGCACGCCCTACAGCGGGGGTATCGCGACCTCGACCGCAAGCTCCGGATTGGAGACGCCGAGATCAGGGTTTCGGCTGATCGGCCCGCGCTTACGCCAGAACGATTTCCAGAGATTCAGGAAGCCCTCGATGCCTTCACGAAGAAGAACGGGACCGAGATTCGGGACTGGACGACGGTGTCTCTTGCCCGCCGCATCGAGACGATCTCCGGCAAACATAGAAGTGCGGGACTGAAGCTTCATGCCGCTTACTTCGCGATCTACGCACATTCGTCGGAAATCCTACATGGTAGCTATTTCGGCTCGATTTTCTTCTGGGGCGGGATGGGCCGAACGCCGCAATCACGGGACGAGTTCAAATACCTCGCGTTGACGAGCCACCTCATCACCGTCTTCATGGCCGCCTATTTCAGCGTCCACGCGATGGTCGATGTTCTATGCGAAAACTACAGATTCAGCGATCTCGGCGAGACGTCGTCGGGCCATCTGCAATCTATCAGCGACTACCTAGAGAACGACCTTGCAAACGTTTCGCCGCCTCCTCGCTAGCCTCTCCCAACACGCTCCCTAGGAACCGATCGGGAGGAAGACGTCGGCCTGATCCACCAGTGCACCAAAGGTCGCCGGTGGGTCGTCGGTTCTTTTGTCGATACGAGGTGCCCTGACAATTACGCCAGGAAGTCCGCCAAGATCGCTCGGGCACTTGCCCCTGCACCTAAGCCTCCGATCACCTTGCTGGAGCATCTGGAGGGGCTGGCGACGGCATCCTGCGCTTCCCTAATGCCCACGCCTGTCCTTGCCGCAATCGCGCTCTCCGCGAACATCATTTCGAGCACGATTACGTTTGGGCGCTCTTAGTGGCACGCCATTACACCATATTCAAAATCGCGTTGAATGTTCGTCAAGTGAAAATTGGTATTCGTTGACACCCCGTTAATCGTCGCCTACATCGCCGATTGAATGGATTGCCAACGTGGTACCAACATAACATTTTTAGTAGGCACACATGCTCAAAGACTGGACGCAACGTCACGGACAAGTCCGACAAATGGTTCTCACCAAGCATCAGGCGAACCTGTTGATGACCGTCGCCCACTACATCGCAGAGGGTCACCACTGGGATGCGAGGACCAACCGCGTCAGCCTGAACGAGGTCGCGCGAAACTTTCGCCCAGGCCGTGACTGGACTGAGTTGCTTCGCTCGATGAAGGGACCCCTGGTCTTGGAAGGCGATCAGGTCGGCATTCTCGAAAATGCCGTGGGCTGGATGGTGACTAAAGGCCCGCTTGCGATCGAGGCGGGCCCCGCGTTCGTGGATGTGTCTTGCATCGATCTGACCCTTTGCGCGCGCGCTCGGGCAACGCCCGCCTTCGGCCATTTCGGCGAGTATCTGGCCGACTACATGGAAGTTCAGCGGAGCGGCATTTTCCTCGGCCATCCGCTGTTCAAGGCTGAGACCGAGTGATCATGATCGCTCGAGGAAATCGACCCCGACCTGCTGTCCGAGTTCACCGCGCACTTTCTAGGTATGAGTCATTCGGATGCAAGCGCTACGCCATTGCGAGCAGATCGAAAGACCGATTGCTTCGGAGCAACAGTTCTTTCAGCACACAGAAATTGACTCTTCTCCCGCGATAATGTATAAATAGATAATAGTACTCAAAAATACTTCCATATCGCCCAGGGGTTAGATGCGGCCACCCCGCCGCAAAACAGTAAAAGGCTGGGACAGAGGCTTAGGCCGTAGACCAGCACTGTGGCAGGGCGGCCAGCGAGACGGACATCGACTGCCGACTAAGCGAACCGAGAGGCACGCGGGTAGGTCGAGTAACGGTTGCTCGGCGACGCCTCAGCGCCGCGAAAGACTACGAACAAGAGGAAGGCTCTGTCTGCGCTGACACCCTTCCATTCGCGTCGGGTGCACCAAACAGCCCGGCGTGTACGCTGCGGACCTAGGTCCGCTAACCGTTTTGACCTTCTAATGACGACCCGGAGCAAGGACCGTCTGGTGAAAAGGCCCCAGGGCACACCAACGACAATCCCCCACCCAGTTACAGGCCTGCGTCAGGTCAGGGATGGGGCTGCTAGATGCTGGTATCGGGAGACCACCAGCCACCGCCGTAAAGGCGGTTACGCGGCCTGTGGGCGACTAGAGGGCTCAGGATAGCCAGTCGATCATCCCCCCCTCCGCCTGCCACATCCGTGGATTTGGCGGAGGGGGGGAAAGACGACCTTGGGTCTAGGATATTGAGTTAAGGATCGAGAGAAGGCTGGAGCACCGGATCGACGAGGCCAAGCGTAGCTGGGCCGAAGGCAGGGCGGTGTTTCAGCAGGACGAGCCGAGCCCTGCGAGCGCTCGGCCTTCAGTCTAGCGGCTAATCTTGTTCGTAGTGGATCAGGGCCCGGATGCCATCCGTGATAAGGATGCCACGATCGGTTCCGAAGACGGCACAGACATCGTCCTCGACCACTCGTTGGTGGCCTTGTTCCACCAGAACGACCAAAGCCCACTCGCCGTAAACTTGGACGACCATTTGCTGTGCCGCAGCAAGTTCCAGCAAGTCGGCCTCAGCGACCTGCTGGTGTCCCCGCTTCTCCCACGCTTCCGCAAACAGGCCAGGGCGATCACCTTTCGCCCGGATGATCGCTTCCTTCGCTCTTGCTTGTCCTTCAGCATCGGCACGGCGAGCCGCATTGGCGCTTTCCATGCGACTCTTGATCACCAGCCAGACGACACCCGCTATCGCCGATAGCGTGACTATCCAAACCACCCAGGTCGCCACGTCCGGCCCGGTCACCACAGAGACGGCGCCGTGGACCCACCGAAAGAAGGCGATCACGGCACCGAGCACCAGCAGGCCAAAGCAGCCCGCAGCGGTGTCAGCCTGCCCGCCTATTTCGCGCCGCGCCCGACGTCGGCTGAGTTCGAATTGATACACGTCGTCGTAGTCGAACTTCGCCACCGTCGCCCCCATGCTCCCACTGTGGTAGCATAGAAGAACGGGTTCAAATGTGGAAGCGTCCCAGATCGGAGCGCCTTCCAATTGCCCAACCGGCGACCGCCGCCGTTCGCTTCCTCACCCGTACATCGCGCCATTGTCAGCGCTTTGGTCGAGGCCAGGAACCGAGCAGGAATGACTCAGAGGGATGTCTCCGCCGCTATCGCGCGCCCGCCCTCACTCATCGCGAAGATCGAGCGTGGCGAGCGAAATATCAGCGTGCTGGAAGCGCTTCGGATTGCCCAGGTCCTCGGGATTTCAATCGGCGAATTACTGGCGCCGGTCGAACGCGGGCTTCCCGATTCCTTTGATATCTAGGATCACGGCCACGGCAGGTCATCCAAGTCCTGGTCGAACCCGAACGGGTCTATCATCCCCGCAACGCCTTGAAGCTCAACAGGCGTTTCGGCGGCCAAGATAAACCTGGGTCCCAATTGGCGAACCTTGAGACGCGCGCGCTCGCGCGATTCCGCCGACACCGTGGCGTTCGCCCGAGCGTAGACCCCGGTCATCACCCAACGATCATCAGCCAACTTGCTGAACGTCAAGATCAACTCCGCAGGCCGATAAACAACAGCAGCCCAAGTGCCGACGAGCAGCTTGGTCGCCATCGCCCCCAAGCAGTTGCTGTAGCTCTTGGCGACACGTCCGGCGTTGCCAGGGTGAACCACCTCGATCTCGGGATCATCGATTTGGAGGGCAACCGATCCGATGTCAGCCTTGGCCAACCAGTTCCGCACCCAGCGCGGTTGTCCACTGGTGCCGAAGACCGACAAGGATTGCTGAACCGCCTCGTAGGTCGCGGACGAGCAGCAACTCCGAATGAGGGTCAAAGCGCTATTGAGCGCTTCCGCCTGGGGCGAAGTCCGAGTGAATCTCGCAACGGCAGGGTGGAGAAGCGCCGCGTCCAGTACCTCGATGGCCGCGAGTTGAGATTCGCTCAGCGCAGGAAGCTCCCGGACGACGCGGCTGCGTTTCTTCACTTCAGGATTCGAGGAGGTGAACAGGTCCAATAACCGGACGTAGGCGTCCGCCGACATCGGCTCGACGCCGAGCTTCCCGAGGGCGCCCAAGTAGCCATCGGGACAGGTCCCTAGGCCCGCCTCCACGATTTCACGCGGGCGCATCAACGGCAGCAGGGCAGCGACCTCACAGGCGAGCGACGACCACGACTGACCGCCGGGATCAGAACCCAGCGTGCGCCGCAGGAACAGATCGGGATGATTGAGCAGGCCGCCCGCCAGCGCGGCGGCAAACGCTTGACGCCATTGCTGACCGGCACTGCACGACGCGCGCAAAAAACCACCCCCGGCGGCCTCATCGAGAACGAGCGCTGCCTCCAGCGGCCAGCCAGTCAGCGCCCTCAATCGGTTGGGCTGATTTCGCGCTCGCAGAACGTCAGATCGTAGCGTGTTGTTGTCCATGATTGCCTCCTAAGAGGCGGCGATCAATCCGCCACCCCGATGGGAGCGGGGCAGTCGCTAGGGTGTTTGGCATGCTGCGATCAGTCATAGGGATTCCAGGGTTAGGGTCGCTAGTTAGGTGATCGCCCGTCGCCGGTGGCGTCCAACCGTCTGTTGATTTCAGCAACGGCCCGCTCAACGGTGTTGAGCCGCTGCTCCACCGTCAAGCTTGGGGCGGCCAGGAAGCTCTTAAGCGCCGCACGAACGACGCTGCTGCGATCCATTCCTTCTTCTGCGGCCCTGGCATCGAGGGCCTCCGACAAACTCGGTTCCAAGCGCATATTCAATGGGATGGATTTCTTCACGGAGCCCTCTCGAACTGTAGAAGCAGGTCGCGAACTGATTGGGACCGCCACGCGCCGCCGCGCGGGGCGCGGAGGCCGCGATCATTCAGGCCGTGGGCAATTTCGGAGAGGGATTTCGCTCCCTCCGACCTCAGCGACTCCACTACCGGTTTGAGCGCATCCGCCCGCTGTCGGGCACGCGCCGTTCGAACCGCCGCACTGGCGGCGGCACCTTCGAGGGCATGCTCGCCGATGGACGGATTGCATCTGCCCAGCGCGAGGCCCCGTGCACGGCGCGCGGCCAAGGCTTGCCGGGTACGCTCGCCAGCCAGCCGCGCTTCTTCCTGCGCGACCAGGGCAAGAATGCCAACGGTGAAGGGGGTGGCGGAAGGGAGATCGACCGCCATGAACTCCACACCAGACCTCTGAAGACCGAACAGAAGATGCGGGTCTCGGGAGAGGCGGCACAGCTTGCTGATCACCAAGACAGCGTTCTGGGCGCGGCAGATAGCGACCGCGCGCTCCAGGCCAGGGCGAACAATGCTTCGCCCAGAAGTCACCTCGGTGATCTCCTCGATCAGGAGCCAGTCATCGTTCAAATGCTGGAGGACCGCCTCGCGCTGAGCTTCAAGGCCAAGGCCGCTGATCCCCTGCCTATTGGTGGAAACACGGTAGAGCGCGACGGCTCGACGCTTAGGTCTCGGATTTGCCTCTACGTTCATTGAGGCTATTCATACAAAATCTGCATCTCATATGCAATGCGTTTGTGTTGCGGCGCGTCACCTTGAAACCTCGGTCGCCTCCGATATCCCGCTCGGCCTAGGGCTTTGAGATAAAATCGAGAACCGCGAGAAGCGCTGTAAGGATTATCGCAACGATGGAAACCCCGATCGCAACGTTGGAGCGTTGGTAGGCCCGCTTTGCGTAGGTCGCCTGCTTCTCCGCAGCCTGGACACTGCGCTCGGCAAGGGCGGCTTCAGCCATCGCTTGATTTGCCCGAACAGCCGCGCGTGCCTCGGCGCGCTCATTGATGACGGCCCGCGCGATATCCTTTTTCATCGAACTCCAGCCGGGATTGGAAACACCGGCGAGAAGCTCTTCATCCGACATCGGCTCGAAAAGTTGGAGCATTTGCTCGTCAAACTTCGTCACAGTCCGCCCCTCCAAACCAACGTGGCCAGCCCTATCGAGAAAGCCACCAGCACCCCAATAAGGGTCAACCACAAGCCGCGCCGCCGGTCTGCCGTTTCAGCCTTCTTGGTCTGGCGTTCGAGCCACGTCTTGGCTCCGGCCAGCGTCTTGCCCTTGAGTTCGCCGTTGACCACGGCCTTCTCCACGAAGTCGGGACCGACCTTCTCGAAAAACTCGAACTGGTTGGTGGGGACGTAGGTCATCTGCCTTCAGCGGGCCTTATCGAAGCGGTTGGGGCCTATAATACCGTCGTCACGACGTATTCGATAAAAGGACCATCGAACGCGTCGTGCCGAGGCACCATCCGGTCCTACGGCTAAAAATGACTTTGGACGGGGCGTGTTCGGTAGCCCTGCGCTTGAAAACGAAAATCTGGGCCGCTTGCACCGCTGAGTTCGAGGTTTCGGCCCAGGGCTCGACCCCCTCCCCCGGCACCCCCTCGAGGCCCTTGGACACCCTCTGTGACGCCCCTCAATGAGCGTGGGCGAGAGTCAGGCCTTAATGCGGTCGAGGACTCTCTTCACCGCAGTGGGCGTCCAAGTGCTTCCACGGGCCGTGGGCACCTTCATGGAGTTGAGGCGCCCGGCAATCTGGTCGAGCGTGAGTTCACCATCGCGGAGCGTCTGGATGGTGGGGCCGACGCGGGCGGCGAATTCATCCGCCTTGGCCTTGATCGCCTGGACGCCAAGATCGGGACGAGAGTGTTTCATACCATTGGGATTGCCGAGGCGGACCACGGTCCGACCAGCCTTCGACGTGTAGGTCTCCCCACGATCCAGCCGATCCTTGATCGATCCCAGGGCGGCCTTGGTGCGCGCGCTCGTGGCTTCACGTTCCTGCTGGGCCACCGCTGCCATGATGTGGACGGTGAACCGATTGGCGGTCGGCATATCGCAGGCGACAAAGTCGATGCCCTGCTTCTCCAGGCCGCTGAGGAAGTGGACGTCCCGGCTGAGCCGATCGAGGCGAGCGATCAGCAGCTTGGCGCCGGTTAACCGGCATAGCTCGATCGCCTTGGCCATCGCCGGTCGATCCCCGGCCCATCGTGCCTAGAGGGTCGAGGGGTCAAGGTGACGGGCGTCAACTTGAATCGGGCCGTTCAGACCTCCGACTTGCTCGCGCCGGAAAGTGCTGCCCAGTCCGGGCCGCCAACGATGGAGCGGATTACTTTTCCTTGGCCGCAATGGCCGCCATCAAACGGCGAGCGTACTCGCGGAACTCGTCGCCCGAGCCCTCGAACCCAAGGTGTTCCTGACGGGTCTCCGGTTTGCACAGAACCGTCCCGACCGTATCCGCGAGGGTGTCGGGAACGATGTCCGACCATGTCGCGGTCTGGTCTACGTCGCCGATGCTATTGCCCTCGGAATCGTAGAAGATCGATTTGCCGATCTGGAACGTCTGGCGACCGCAGTTCACGCTGATCCTGGCCATAGTCCACGAGTATCGCTTGCCGCCGACGTCCTGAGGCTTCGCGTAAATGACCGTCACCCAGGCCGTCTTGGAAATCGCGTCCGTGGTCATCCGCGTAAGATCGACACCCGTGATCGACTCGGCACTTCCGTTGCTGAGGTAATATTCGGTGGCCTGGGCCATCGTGGCCCCACCCAGAGCCGACGCGAACGCCGCCATTCCGATCAATCGCACGTTCATTCCCGCCCCCAGGCCGACATCGTCGCCAACACCATAGCGGCGTATTCTTCGTGACGGGTAGCCCTCGGTGTGGGCGCCGCCGACTGCGATCAACGCAACGACCATCCGACGAGTACGTGACGCCAGACCGAGTACGATCACTACATCGACCGCAACGAGTACGCCGGGAACGCCACAGTTAGCTTCGCCACTAACTTCAAACTAGCCGTACACCTTCACTACGATTAACCGCTAACGACCAACATAGCTTAGCTTTAAATCCAACGTGATATCAGCCGAACTTTCAGTACGTGATATCAGCAACGTCTATACCCGTGCACGTATCCGGGCGACATTTCGTTCACAACTTGCGAACGCCGACCACCTGTCTGGCCCTAGACACTTCCCAAAAACGGGGAATGAGGCGCGAAAACGCGGCCCGGACCTGACTTTTCTTGTGCGCGGACTGTTTTGCGGGTTGACCCGAACGGCGGACGCCTTGATGAAGGGGGTCATGAGGGGCGCCGCCTCCAAGCAAAACGCCCCTCTAGTGCTTCCCCTTCCACAAGGGAGGCATTGCTCGAACAAGGTGTGCACCCGCCGGGGGTCCAAACTCCGGAGATGGGGCCGCTTGTCGCTCGCGACTAGGCGCGCTTGTTCTTCTATCTCTACGGCTCTGGTTAAGTCAATTAGCCTTAGAGTTCATTCTTGAATTCACCGTTGTTATTTCTTTGTGCTTTTACACACTAGAAAACCACCCACGTCGTCACGTGGCCTGCATCCCTGACCACATTGATAATCCGCCTCTGTGGCAATCCCCTCGCCGTCTTCGGCGTAGGCGGCGATCTCTTCGGATTGTTCGTTGAGAAAACGAACCCGCTCGATCGCAGCTTTCTGGCATAGCTCGAAACTCGGATAGGTCCCGATCGTGTAGTTCTGGACGTCTTCAGCGTTGGGGATTTCCTCGCGGTCTGGATACACGAACGCCGTCCACTCGCTCGACTTCCGCGAACACCCCAGCAAGGACGCGAGGATGACCGCGCAGATCACCAGTCTCATCGGGCGAAATCGGTTTTGCACGCTTCCGATCCCAGAGCCTTCGCGCTGCCTTTCAACGGGAACGTCTTCATGTGCTTGTTGCCGATCCGGTCGGTGATCATCAAGTTGAGCGACGAGCCGCCGATGATCGCTTCCCAGAGGGCGTAGAAGTTCGATGCATCGACGTGGGACGCCGTGGCGATCAGATTGTCCTTACGGTCGTAGACGAACGAAAAGCTGTCTTGACCGACGATGAAAACGACCTCTGATCCAGGCGCCGGATCGACGCCTTTGACCGAGACCCGGATGCTGGTCGCGTTCTTGTCGTTGGGGGTCGGGCTATCAGTGCACGCGATATAGATTTCGCTGCCCATCCCGTCGTTGAACCCATACTCGGTGACGCCCTGCCCCCAGCCGGACCACCATCGGCCCTTAGGCTCTGCGTTCGCGGTGGTGGCGCACAAGGCCAGCACCGCCGTCAGAACGACTAGTCTCGATCGCATTTCCTGCCCCCAGGCCTACAACGCCGCCACTATAAGGGCCGATCGCCGCGCCTCCACAACAAGCAGTTGCGGGTTAGAACGGAATCTCATCGTCGAGGTCAGCACTGAAAGACGTGTGCTCGAGCTTGGCCTTGCTCTGGTCCTCGACCGCCCTTGCGCTGGGGGGCTGACGCTTGTCCTCAATCGCCTTCTGAGGCGGGGGCGCCGGTAGACGATCCCCTTCCTCTCGTTTCGCTAGACCGATGACCTCGATTACCGCGTTGATCGCCTCGGGCAGCTTAATGATGGCCGCCTCCGATTGATTGATCGCCGTAGCGGCTGAAGCGATCACGACCATCACTCGGGCAAAATCCAGCCGCTTTCCTTTGAGTTCGGCCAGAAGGGCGTCGAGTCGCTTGTTCAGGGACTTGCGCTTCCCGTCATCGAGGTCGGACTCGTTGATCCGCGCCCGAAGGAGATCGATGTGGTGCTCGATCTTCAGTTTGTCGGCTGGAGCGAGTTCGACTGACGCAAGCTTTTCACGCCGGACACGTTTGATCTGGATATGCGTGACGGCCTGGACGACGAGTTGGCTGAACGACCGGTAGTCACTGTATTCAAACTGGCTGGGGCGCGGGATGCTCAGCGACTCGGAAAACTCGATCTCGAACTCCACCGCTGCGGCGCGCACTCGGCTCATGTATTCGAGATAGAAATCGCTTCCACTTTCGTTGTGGTCGAGGGTGGAGATCGCTTCTCGCAGCCTATGACGACAGATTTTCTCGAACTCGACGAACGCCGCGTGCGGATCGTCTGGCAGGTCGGCGATTTCTTCGAGGGTGATAAGCTCGTGTTCCATGGTTCGGCTTTCGCTCAGAAAATGACGGCCACAGCTACCGTTGCAATCACGGCAGCCAGCGCGACAAGCACTCCCGCTCTCGTCCAAAATCGAACCACGCCTTGGCTGTGCTCTCGCAACCAGAGTTCAGCACTCGCCTTAGTCGGGCCAGAGAACTCGCCATTGCACAGGCCCTCTCGAACCTTGCTTGGTCCGAGGGCAGCGAAGAACGCGTCTTTGTTTCGGGGCTGATAGGTCATCGATATGTCCGGGTACGCCCCTTAATCGCTGACGCGCTTTGCACTTATCCACAAGGGGGCTCACCGTCGCTCCCTCAATTCAACTGTGGAGTTCCGGGTATGTTCGTCGAGATTCCTTACGACACAAGGGATTGCGACGATTGCCGACGATGCCAGAGATGATCGCGGGATGTTCCGCTTTCATGCTCCGAATCGGGTCAGCGGCGCATATGGCCGCTCGATCCCCAGGTGGGACGGCGGTAGGTCATCGGCGGATCGATTAGCTGACTGAAGGCCCGGCTACTGGCATCGACCTGATCGTCCTTCCGGCCAACCGGAAATAGCTCCAACTCATCCATGTAGGCGCGCACGTAGTCGCCGCTGACGATCTGGATATTTCCCGCATTGACCTAGGCCGCGAATGGCGTCGCTCGGGTGAACTTGTCGCCGCTTTCCGGGCTAGCCGAGACTGCATATCCAGCGAGGGCACGCGTCAGGTCGTTGACCACGTACTGCCCGCCGCGCCGGGGTCCTGGGGGAGCGAAATCGTGACGTGATGGCCATCGTTGATGGCAGTCTGGACGATCCTTTCCCGCACCTCCTCAGGGCCACCACGGAATCGAACCACGTCGAGGATGATGAAGCCGCCGTTGCGCAAGCGGGCCATTTTGACGCCCACGGTCCAGTCGGGGTCGTTCGAACCCTTCGCTGCCCAGGCGATCCGAACTCCTCGATGGTCCGTTTCGGGATCGCGATTGAAGGTCCGCGTCGATGGCCGCGACGCCGTGCTCGTGAAGCTCATCTGGGGCTGAAGGCCGTCGAGAACACCCGCCTTAGGCGGCAACCAGCTTGTGCGCGGCCAACACCTCAGCGGGATCGAGGTTGATCTGTTCGCCCTCGCTTCTCCAGGTCAGTCCTTCGAACGGGCGGTCTGGCTGAGCCGCATCAGCACGTCGCCGAACGTAGTCCGCCCTCCGCCTATTCTCCACCGCATCAGGCACGTCGGCTTCGACCTGTTCGGGAGCAATCCCGCTCAGCAGGTTACCCGCTGCGTCGAAGATATAGGTCAGGTTCGCAACCGGTATCCTCAACATGATCCGCCGCTCTCGCGTCGAATGGTCGATGCCGCAGATCACCTGCACGCCCATCCCTTGCATCGCGGTCGTAATCTTGCGGCGGGCTTCCTCACGGACCAGTTCATCCTGCGTGTCGATCATGGCGCGCACTTCCCGAACCCGACGAACATGCTCGACGGGGTCAACCTCCCCACGCGCCTTGGCCAGCGCGTCGTTGGCAATTGCGGACTGCCGGTCGATCTCCGCGATCTCATAACGGATGCGCGCCAAGGCCTCTTCGATCTCGGGCGGCGGTTCGTCGTGATCTAGCAACCGCGAGACGCCCCGCTCCTGTTTCAGGCGAAGGTCTGCGCGGCGTTTCGCCAAATCGGCCACGTCGTTGGCCAGCCGGTTGGCGTCGTGGTTTTTGGCGAAGTGCGTATCGTCCATCACAAGATGAAGGATCACGTCGAGCGCGGCATTTTCTAAGGGCGCATAAGCATACATCTGGCGCCTGTCGCACCCGCGCTTTTGCATCGCAGCGCGACATTGCCAAAGACCCTTCCGCAATGAGCTTTTCGGACTCAACCGGTCCGCCTGTCGCGGGCGGAGGGTCATAGGGCCCCCGCATCCTTGGCAGTAGACCGATTGCGCGAAGAGGTTGGTTCCCCGATGCCGATATCGGCCCCCAGTGCCACGCCGCTGAATCGATGCCGCTCGGGCTTGCGCGACCAACTCGGCATCGACGATCCGAGGAAAGTACCCGACGATCTTATCGGACGGCGCGTTGACGCTAGCCCTCGGAATGTAGTCGCCTTCGACGGCAGGGCTGGCCAGCAGCAGACCGATATACTTGTCCGTCCAGAGCGCGCCACGTCCACCAAAGCTCGGCTCGCCTCGGGCATTCAGACGGCCCGCTATCTGACGATTACCCTGGCCCTCTGCCGACCATTGGTAGACCTCGCGAACGATCGAGACCTTACCGGCGTTGAGCGACCAACGCTTATCCACGACCGACAGCCAAGCCGGAACGCGGCGGGAGATAATCTCAAGATTTCTCGCCCGGCCAATTCGCCGTTCCCAGTTGTCGAGATTGAAGCCCGACTTTCTCTTCGAGTGGCCGTGAGCGACAGTGGCTCCCATCAGGATCGACATGATCTGGATCAGTGCCTGATCGCCGCGAAGCGACTCGCGCGTCCAGACCTGAGGTCCTTCGACCGTGGCGATCGCAACGCCTCGATTGGTGATCGCGATCATCCACTGGAACGCGTCGATCGGATCGAGACGCGACAAGCGATCAAGCTGTTCGACCACGATGGTGGAGCCGGGGGCGATGATGCCAGCATGTATGCGATTGGCCAGTTTCCCGAGGTGGCCTATCCGAAGATGGTCGCCTTTCCACGCCGAACGCCCTCGATCGGTGAGCGTCTCGACGATGGTTAGTCCTGTCCTGTCACAGTAGTTTTGGCAAAGCTCAAGTTGCCGTTCCAGCGAGTTTCCAAGCTCTTGGCCCGGCGTGGAAAACCTCGCATATACATAGGCTTGCGTCATAGAAGTCCTTTCAACGGCAGATTACCACGGGCGGTTCGCTAACGTCGAATTGTTCGGACCAGTCGGCCGCGTAGCCGATCGCCGTCTCCGCGCCGAGCACGGCCCGACAGTCGGCGGCGAGATCGCGCAGGGCGACGACGGCGGGATAGCCGCCCTCCCCGTCCCGGATCGTGGTCAGGCCGCGCAGCTCCGAGCCGATCAGGAATCCGTCCACGCCCCCGGCCAGCGCCGCGAGCCGGGCGTGGTGCAGCACCATTCGGCGCAGGCCCCAATCGCCGCTCGGGCCGTCATGGTCGATGCGGCCGTCGTGAACGGTGATGTCCTCCGGGCCATAGGCGCCGAAAAAGCCCTCCACGTCCGCCGCCTCGCCGGAGATACGGCCGCGCCACGGATAGCCGTCGCAGTCCATCAGGATGAAGGGATACAGCGTCACCTTCAGCCCGCGCCGCTTCAGCTCGGCGATCGCCTGCAGCACCGACTGGTCGGCAGGCGTGCCGCCATAGGCCGGGCCGCCGTCGGCGGCGCTGACCAGATGCGCGCCGACCCGGCCGACGCCGCCGGCGCGCCAGGCGAACGGCGCGGTCGCCTTGACCGCATGTTCCACGCCTGGCCGGATCTCGCAGGTCCCGGCGTCGAGGCTGGTTCCGAACCAGGCGACGACCAGGGTCACCTCTTCCAGGTTCGGAAGCTGCGCCTGCAGCTGGTCCAGCGACACCAGCAGGTCGGCGCGACCCTCGACGTTGTTGAGGTTTTCGGTCGCGGTCCGGGTCAGGCCGTCGCGGCGGCGGACGATGTCCGTGGCCAGCGCGAACTCGCCGGCGCCGGGGATCAGGCAGACCCCCTTTAGCTTGTCCTCCAGCGCCGTCCGCGCCCCGCGCGGACGGCGGAACACCTCGACCGACAGCTGCGGCGGCCGGTCGCCCCAGGCCTCCAGCGGCAGATCCTCGAACACCAGATAGGCGCAGCCGCGATAGGCCGGCGCCGCGCCCTCGATCGCCTCGATCAGCGGATCGGGCGCCTGATCCTCGGTCCCGCGATGCAGGCGCAGGGTGACGCCGGCGACGTCCATCGGCCGACCGTCGGCCCAGATCCGGCCGATGCCGTCGATCGGCCCCTCGCAGAGCGCGACGGCGAACGACAGGCTGTAGCGGTAGTCGACCGTGCGCGGCCCGCCCTTGCCGCCGCCGACGCGTCCCTCGACGCGGCGTTCGCGGAAGCGGGCGGCCCAGATCATCTGTCCGCCGACCCGCACCCGCCCGAAGGCCGCCGCCATCGGCGCGCCCTCGGCGGTGGACATCAGGGAGAGCTCGCGGATGCGCGGGCCGATCGGTCGCGGCGGGGTCAGGGCGTTGATGGCGGCGGCGTCGACCATGCTGCCCAGCGCGGCGCCGATCATGGCGCCGGCGGGTCCGCCGATGGCGCCGCCGACGGAGGAGAGGATGACCTGGGCCATGGTGTCAGTCGCTCACGAAAGGAAAGGCGAAGGCGGCCGCCAGCCGGCGCCGCCACCAGGGTCCGAGCCAGCTCTCCACCACCGCCCTGCCCCAGTAGGCGTGGACGATGCGCGGCTCCGGGTCGCCGGCCTGAACGGCGGAGACGATGGCGCAGTGCTTGATGCAGGCCTCGGCGCTCATGCGGAACAGCAGCACGTCACCGGGTCGGAAGGCGGTCGGCGGGACCGAAACCAGATGCCGGTCCGCCGCCGCCAGCAGCGTCTCCGCCGCGCCGGTCTCGGCCCAGTCGGGACGGTAAGGCGGCGGCGCCTCGGGCTCGTCGCCGTGCAGTTCGCGCCAGACGCCGCGCACCAGGCCCAGGCAGTCGCAGCCGACGCCCTTGAGACTGGCCTGATGACGGTAGGGGGTGCCGATCCACCCGCGCGCGGCGGCGACGACAGCGGCCCTATCCACGGCGGCTGCGGCCGTCATGGCGGCCGCCCCTGCCCGGATGAATGGTCAGGAAATCGTCTCCGGGAATGGCCGGAAAGCCCCGGAAATTCAGAGTGTTGTCGAACCGACTTGAACAGCTGGTGAAACGCTTGTCGCAGCCCTGCGCGAAAGCGGGATGATCCGAAGCAACACCACAGCGTCCATCGCCGAGATTGGCGTCGCAGAGACGGCCGTAAGTCCGCCCCGCCGTTCGATCCAGCAGCGCCAGCGGTCCCTCGATCTCGGCGGTGAAGGCCTCGCCCTCGCGTTTGAGCCGGGCGAGACGGCCGGTCCACAGCGACACGAACAGCGTCGGCTCGCTCCAGTCGACGCGCCGGCATTCGAGCGCCGCGCCGTCATAGAGGCCGGCGTCCAGGTCAGCCGGCGTCAGGGCTTCGCTGTCGAGCGCGCCGGCGGCGGAGGCGCTGCCCGCCGCGAAGCCGAGCGCGCCCTCGACCGCCCCCGCCGTCCAGCCGCTGGCGGCGGAACAGACGACGCCGTCATGGACGAGGTCGCGATCATGGTCGGTGAAACCGGACCGCTCGCCGTCGGCGCGGGTCAGCAGCCAGACATGGCAGAGCGTCGCGGCGCCGGACTCGATCCGGGCCGCCAGGGCGGTGGGGACTGTGCGCATGTCTTAGGTCCGGATCTCGATCAGCGGCGTCGCCACCACCCGCCCGGCGTCGAAGCCTTCGAGGGTGACGTCAATGCGGTCGGCGTCGAACCGGACCGGGGTGTCGAAGGCGAACCCCGCCGTCACCATCGCGCCATTCGGCGGCGGATCGGCCAGGGTCACGATGCCCGCGGCGAGATCGACGGTGAACGCCATGGTCTCGACGCCATCGACCGCGATCCGCACGGAGCCGGCGACAGGCTTGCGGATCGGTCGGACAAGATCGCCGTAGGCCTTCGCCAGCTGGAATGAATCAATCTCTCCGGTTCCGGCGCCAAGCACTTGATCTGTCGGCGAAATCATCGTCGACGGCGCGCAGGACTTGAAGTCGGCGAAGTCCTTGAACCGGAACCCGTACAGCCGCCCGCGTCGGGCCTCGAAGAAGGCGACCAGCGCCGCCGCGTCGTCCAGCGACCGCACCCCGGCCCCGATCAGGTAACGCCGCCGCCCCTGCGCCCAGGGCGTGGAGCGGCGCTCGAACCCGGAGCCCAGGGTGACGATCTCGGTGCGACGCTCGACGCCGCCGGTCGAGCCGAAGGCCAGGCGCGCCGGCAGGCGGACCTCGTGGAAGGACATGGCGAGCTCCCAAACGAAAACGGCCCGCGCGAGGGCGGGCCGTTCCGTCTTGATGTGAGGTGATGGAGGCGGTGAGCCTCCGGTCGTCAGCCGGCGGCGTTGGCCGCCGCGCCGAGGCCGATCAGGGCGCCCAGCGCCAGGAAGCCCAGCACCGTCAGCACGATGGAGATCGCCGAGGTGACGATGCCGCCGATGGCGAGGCCGCGACCGCCCGGCCGCTGGATGGCGAGAATGCCGGTCACCAGCCCGCCCAGCGCCAGCAGGGTGCCGATCAGTCCGATGATCGGGATCCAGACGATGAGAAGCGAGACGACGCCCAGCACCAGCGAGGTGATCGCCAGACCGTTCGAGGGCTGCGGCCCGGTATCGAGTTCAGACATGAAATTCCCCCAGAATCCAATGGGTCACGCTAGACGGCTGGGAGAATCTGTCAACGCGTCGCTACAGACGCCGCGCCCCGAGGCTGACGGCGCGGGCCAGGGCCTGGGCGATCTGGGCTTCGGAGCGGACCAGGCCGACGGCCCCGCGCTCGCCCTGGACGGTGACGTTGACGGTCATGCCGCCGGAGGGGCTCTCGATGCTCCCGGCCCCGGCCGGGCGGAAGACTTCGGGGCCGCGCTCGCCGACCAGATAGGCCTGGCCGCCGGTCACGGGGCCGCCGTTGGCCCGGGCGCCGCCGAAGCTGCCGGCGAACATGGCGGTCAGGGCTTCGGCCAGACCGCCGCCACCCTTGCCCGCGGCCGCCGCGGCGTTGACCGCCGCCAGCACCGCCTGGGCCAGCTCGTCCAGCGACAGCTTTCCGTCCGCCGCCGCTCGCGCCAGCGAACGGGTCAGGCTCACGCCGGCCCGCGAAAAGGCGTCGTCGATCGCCGAAGCCGCCCGCGCCGCCGGCTCCCGCAGCGCCTCCAGGGCGGCCGCGGCCTCTCCGGCCTGGCGAGGAATGCCGGTCAGGCCGGCGTCGTCGTCGAAAGCGCTCATGGATTTCTCCTTTAGCTTCGTCATCCTCGCCCTTGTGGCGAGGACCCCTTTCTCGGTGGCAGGTGCGGAACAAACTCACGCTTTCACGTGAAAGCTGAACGAGGGGTCCTGGGCACAAGGCCCAGGATGACGGCGTTGGATGGTTGGATGCGGCTCAATCCGGCCAGGCCGACATCAGCGCATCGAACCCCTTGCGGGTCAGCCCCGCCGGCTCTTCCTCCGTCAACGCCCGCCACTCCATCAGCGACAGCCGCCAGAAGGCCGCCGGCGCGATGCCGAAGCGGGTGGCGGCCAGCCGCAGCAGCGCCGGCCAGGGCGTCATCCGACCGCCGCCGAGAAGGCCGCGGCGACCGCCTCGGCGGCCTCGCGGAAGTCGATGGCGGCGACCTCCGGCTCGGCATCGCCGCCGCCGCGCAGCAACGCCGCCAGCACCACGGCCAAGTCTCGCGCCGACAATGCGCGCAGCCGTCCGGCCAATGCCTCCCAGCCATCGACGGCCAGGGCGGTCTCCAGCTCGGCCAGCGCGCCAAGCGTCAGGCACAGCCGGCGCGGCCGGCCGCCGAGGGTGACGACGACCTCGCCACGCGCGCCGTTGGCGACCGTCACGCCGCCGCCTCGAAGGCGATCTGCCCGGCCGAAGCCAGGGTCAGGGCGTAGGTCGCCTCACCCTCGTGCTCGCCGGCGTACTCCAGCGCGGCGACCAGGAACGGCCCTTCCAGCGCGCCGAAGTCGGGGATGATCAGCCGCCAGTTGCGCAGCGCCTGGGCGAAGAAGGCCTCGCGGATCAGGGCGTCGCTGGCGGCGTCGCGAAAGATGCCGGCGCCGGACACGGATGCGGTCTTCACTCCCGCCCCGGCCAGCAGCTCTCGCCAGCGACCGGCGCTGTCGCCGTCGGTGGCGTCGATGGTGCGGGCGTTCAGCGAAATGGTCCGGGCGCGCAATCCGGCGACGGTCACAAACCCTTCCGGATCCTCGCCGTCGCCGATCTTGAGCAGGATGTCTTTTCCGCGTTGGGCGGCCATGGGGTGCTCCGTGACTTACCTTCTCCCTGAGGGAGAAGGAGGGGCCCGTCCTCCACAGCCGAAGGCGAAGGAGGACGGGAGGATGAGGGTTTAGGGACGGCGGGGCCCGGCGAGCGGCGTAAACCCTCACCTTCCCACCGCTTCGCGGCGGGCCACTTCCTCTCCCTCAGGGAGAGGGTAGTTCCTCCGTCACCGCCCGCACCCGCACCACGCCGTGGAGCGGGCGCCAGGCGGGCGCGCGGAAGATGTCGGCGTAGGTGACGCGCAGGCTGACCAAGCGATGGCCGTTCAGCGTGGGTCGGGCGTCATGCAGGGCCGCGCGGACGGCGGCGACGATGGCCTTGGCCTCCTCGGCGCCGTCGAAGTGGGACAGGCAGGTCAAGGTCAGGGCGTGCTCGACGCCCTCCCCGTCCAGCCCGCCCCAGGGCCTGGTCTCGGCGCGGCCAAGCAGGACCATCGGATAGACCCGGGCCTCAGGCGGCTCGTCGAACACCCGCGCGGGGTCGCCGAGCAGGGCCTTCAGCGCCGGATCGGCGCGCAGGGTGTCGAGCAGCGCCTTGTGCAGCGCGAGGTCGGGGCTCATGGCCAGACCCTTTCCAGCTTGAGGATCATACGGCCGGGCTTTGGCCTGGACGGCTGCACCGCGACGATGCGCCAGGGCTCGCCGCCGGCCTTGAGCCGCTGGCCGCGCGCGGTGGCGGGATGGCTGCGCGCCTCGGCCTCGGCGGCTTCGACCAGGCGCGGCCGGGCGGTCTCGTCGCCGGCCTCGTGGTGGCCGAGCGGTCGCAGGTCGACCCACAGGGCGGCGACCTGCGACCACGACCGCGAGCGGCCGCCGAACACGGTCTCGGCCTCGGTCCGGGCTTCGAGCACGGCCAGGGTGCGAAGGGCGGCGATGCTCACAGCCGCGCCTTCCGGAACGGGGCGAGCCAGGGTTCGACGAGGCCGAGCGGCGGCTCGCCGGCGTCGCGATGCTCGAACGCCTGGGCGACGAGCATCAGGATGGCCAGCCGCAACGGCGCTGGCGAAGCGTCGGTCAGGACCAGCTCGGTCGCCGCCTCGATCCGCGCCATGGCGGCGTCGATCAGCAGTTGGACGAGCGCGTCTTCCGCCACGTCGATGACGCGCAGAAACGCCTTCGCCTCGGCGAGGGTGATGGGAGGCATGGGAACACCTTCGAGAATGATCCTCCCCGCTCGCGGGGAGGGGGACCACGCGGAGCGTGGTGGAGGGGCAGCGCCGACGGATCAGAACGAGCGCAGTGCACGGCGGACAGTCGTCCAGCTTCGGCGCTGCCCCTCCACCGCCGTCCCGGCGGTCCCCCTCCCCCTGCGGGGGAGGGGGACCGCAGATGCGGCTTAGCTCGCCGCGAACTTCATCAGCTTGATGGCGTCGAAGTTCTGGACGCCGCCGCCGACGCGCTTGGTGGTGTAGAACAGCACGTAGGGCTTGGCGCTGTAGGGATCGCGCAGCACCCGCACCCCGGCCCGGTCGACGATCAGGTAGCCCTTGGCGAAATCGCCGAAGGCCAGGCCGAAGCTGTTCGCGGCCACGTCCGGCATGGTCTCGATCTCACTGACCGGATAGCCGAGCAGGGTCGAGGGCGCGCCCGGGGCCGTCGCGGGGGCCCAAATGTAGTTGCCGTCGGCATCCTTGAACTTGCGGATCTGCGCGGCCGTGCGGCGGTTGAGCACGAAGCGGCCGTTCGACCGGTACTGGGCCTTGGGCGCGTAGATCAGGTCGATGATCCGGTCGACCGGACTGGAGGCCGCGAAGGCTCCGGCCGCACCCGACAGCACATAGCCGATCTCGCCCCAGGCCTGCGACGCGTCGGCGACCTTGGTGTAGCTGAGGAAGCCCTTGGGCTTGTTGGTCCCGTCGCCGTTGACGAAGGCCTCGGTCTCCTGGCCGGCGAAGGCGTCCTCGCACTCGGCGGCCAGCCATTCGTCGAGGTTGACGAAGGCATCGTCGAGCAGGGCCTGCGTTGCCGCCGGGCTGGCGTAGAGGTCGGCCGCCGGGAACTCCAGCAGCGCCAGCACCGGCGGGTCGGTCTCGGGCCGGGCGGCGGTCTCCGCAACCCAGCCGCTCTCGATGCCGGCGGTGCTGACAGGCTTGCGGAACACGCCGGCGCCGATGGTGCGGACGGTGGCGATCTCGCGCATCGGCGAGGACATCTGAAGCCGGCGCTCGATCATCCGCTCGGTCTCGGGCGGGGCGACATAGCCGCCGGCGGTGGGCACGCCCTCCGACAGTCCCTTGGCCTCGAGCACCAGAGCCGAGGACTGTCCTGTCTTGAGATAGCCGTCCCAGGCCTGCTTGCGCTCGTCGGGGACGGCGAGCCGCTGGCCCTCGGCCAGAGCCGGACGGCGGCCGTCGCTGATGGCGCGGTCGAACCGGCCCTGCGCGGCCTGCAGCGACGCGTCGATGCGCGCCACCTTCTCCTCGAGCAGGGCATCGCCGCGCTTGCTCTCCAGCGCCCCCAGCCGCTCGTCGTTGGCGGCCTTGAACGCCTCGAAGGCGGCCATGACTTCATGCATGGCTGCGCGCGCGGCGGGGTCCGCCGCCGCGTGTTTGGTCTCTTTCATGGTGGGTAGATCTCCGTTGAACAACGTCCCTCCCCTCATGGGGAGGGGAGGTCCGCGCATCGGCGGCGGATAGCCGTCAAAGGCTCTCCGATAGGCCCGGGCTAGCCGGGGCCGCTGCCTGTGGAGACAGCGGATGTCGCGGTTGCGTCAGGGTCTGCGCGCGACCTTGCTGGCGGCGATGGCGTCTTTCAGCCCCTCGTCCTTCCGAAGCAGGAACGGCTCGCTCATCCGCTCCTTCCAGGGAGTCCGCTGCCAGAGTTCCCGGAAGACCGGGGACGAGGGCCGATAGACATCCACGCGGTTCTGGAAGGCTTCCGACGGTTCGTCCGCCGCCGTGACGTCGACGGTGACCGGGATCCGCACCGGCATGCCGCTGTTGGGCAGCTGGAAGACCAGCGGCGCGGAGCCCAGGCCGAGGAACAGCCCGGGCGTATCGCCCACGCTGAGCAGATCGTCGCTGAGGTTGGCCACCGCCGACAGGCTGCCGGCGGACGAGAAGTAGCCGTCATCCTGCAGAACCACGATCGGATGGGCGAAGCGGATCGACTCGGCCTCCGGCTCGATCGTGAAGGTGAAGTTGGTCAGGGTCAGCGCCTGAATGTCCTTGGCGATGCGCGAGGGTCCGCGCTTGTCCTCGCCGATCGAGAAGCGCTTGCGCACGCGAGGATCGTCCAGGCCTTCGATCGTCGCCGACCAGGTCACCGGCCGGGCGATCAGCTTGGCCAGCAGATTGTGCCAGACGCCGTCGCCGCCGCCGCCGTTGCCGCGGATGTCGATGACGACATGGCGGGGCGTACGCCCGGCCAGCGCCTCGCGAATGTCCCTGGCGCTGATCTCCGCGCCCGACATCGCCGGCACGCGCAGCAGAAGCACGCCGCCATTCCCCGCCAGGAAGACCGCCTTCGCCGCTTCACCGGCCGCGCTCGGCCAGACGCGCGGGGTTGGCGACACCGTCACCGTACGGCTCCGTCCCGCCTTGTCCGCGACGACGACCGGAAAATCGCAGCCGTCGCGGCCCGCGCACTTCAGGTCGGCATAACTGCGCGCCAGATCCGCCACGTACAGACGCCGCCGCCGTTCGTCCCAGCGCACGGAAGCGCCTCCGAACAGGGCCCTGGTCGCGGCCTCGACGGTCAGGCCGTCGATACTGACCACGCGGCCGAGCGTCTCGATCTTCGGCGACCGGCCCTCGGCCTCGACGCGCTTGAGAAGATAGGTCTCCCCATCGGCATACTGCGAGGCATAGGGCGGTACGTCGAACCAGGACCTCCCGGCCTTGAACAGGCAGGTGGTCGTCGCCTCGGCGCGGGCGTCGAGGCCGTCCGGCGCATGTTCGCCGTACTTCTCCGGAGGCACGGCCGCGAACCAGGCGGGAAACAGGGTGGAGGTGTGAGGATCGTTGGCGAACCTCACGGCGCGGTACACCAGGCTCCGGTATTGGTCCCCCGTCAGCGGGCCACGTTGATCTCGCGCCAGCGCCCGGATGCTCTCCGGCGCGTCCCAGCCCGTGACCATGGCCTGCACCCGCGACTGGTAGCTGAGGTCGGAAATCAGCCCGGCGAGATGCTCGAGGTCTTCCCGGATCTGGGCTTCGGTATAGCCGACGTCGCATTGCGCCAGGGCCGGCCGCGGCAGCGCCGCACAGCCGATGGCGGTCGCCGCGACAAGCATCGCGAGGCGTCGTGAAGTCATGTCTGTTCCCCGACCAGGCCGCGGATGGCCCGCGGCGCGACGGGGCTGTGTCTCTACTCCGTCGGCGTTCCGCCATCGCGATGCGACAAACGATCCGGACCCGCCGACCAAGCCTTGAGCCACGCCTCAAGGCGGCCGACCTCAGAACTCCCGGACCATACGCAGTTCAGAGTTCTCGTCCGCGCCGTCCCGCCGATAGGTCTCACGCCTTACGAGCGTCGCCTCGTCCGACAGGTCGAAGGCCAGGCTCACGACATGGGACTCATGCGCATCGAGGTAGGTCGCGTCTCGAAACGTGAAACTGACCCCGCCCCTGTCGGCCCGGGGAAGCATCGTCAGTCGCGGCTGATTGCCTTGCGGGCAGTAGTGGGTGGCGATCAGCTCAGCGCCGTCGCGGTGGTAGAGGGTGATCGAGTGCGGCTGGCCGCCCCGCGTCCACTCCTCCATCAGAACGGTCCCTCCGGCGGTCAGCGAAAAGCGAACGCGAAGCGGCGAGTCCGGCCTGTCGGCGGTTCGCCAGACGCCGACCCTCTCCTTCAAAGCCTCAAAGCCGACAGACGCCGGATCAGCTCGCGCGTGAACCGGCGCGGTGGCCACAAGCGAGAAAGCCGCTACGCCAATGCAGAACGCCGCCCTGATCATCGAAACGCTCCATTCCGCGCAAAAGTCTTCAGGGCGAAGCACCAAGCTAGGCCTGCTCTCGACCGCGATCATCGAAAGCAGCCTTTAGCGCAACACCGCAACGCGCGCGCTCGGCAGCATCGAGAGGGCCATGAGATTTCCGGCGCCCTGACATCCTTTGACGTGCAAGATATCCGTCTTAAGGTCAGCCATCATGTCGATGTTCAGCGCCCTCGAGCTCGCCGCAGCCAAAGCTATCGCCCGGCAGTTTCCAAACGCGACGACCGCGCTCCTCGCGCAGCTTGAAAAAGCCGTTGTGACGGACCGGCGGTTCACTGGTGTCGGCTTCTTTACGGAGTTCGAGGCGCCGAAAGATCTGCCGGCGGCGCAGCTGGCATTCAGCCCGATCGGACACATCCGGTCTCATGTCGGGCCTGGGCGTTATCCGTTGGAGTTCATGCTCTACGTCAACGATGGCTACGCCAACACCATCGAGGCCTACAGTTTTGACGATGGTTATGGTGATCTGGACCTGCTGACGGCGGCGTTCACGCCGCCGACCGAGCCCGAATTTCAACAGGCTTGAGCCGCGCTTCCGGAAGCATCGGAAACGTCACGATCGACACCTCCCACAGAGCCACCTCGGTCAGCACCCGCAAGCGGCCGGTCTCGTCGGGCCGCGCCTTCACGGTGCGAAAGCCTATCGAGAGGCCGTCCATGGCGCCGGCGCGGACCAAGGCCGCGCACATTCGACCCTGAGGGGTGACGTCCAGGATCCGGCCGCGCACCCACAGGCCGCGCGCGTCCTCGACGATCTCGTCCCAGACGCCGATGGGGTGGTCGGTCTCGTGCTGGCTTAGCATCCTCACCCCGCCGGCGCCGGTCTTGACCAGCGAGTCCGCGAAGGCCCCCGCCGCGGCGACGTCGTCGTTGAGGTCGCGAGTCCAGAACAGCGAGGCGTAGCCCTCGATCTGCGTCTCCATCACAGCTCTCCGGTTTCGAGGCGGCGTTCGAGCCGCTCCAGGGTCACGCGGGTGGAGTTCATCTGCTCCTCGAGCCGGGTCAGCCGCTCGGCGACCTCGCCCTGGCTCTCCACGCGGCGCTGCAGCTCGTCGATCTTGGCCGAGGCCCGGCCGGCCCACATCAGACCGCCGCCGGCCTGGATGGCGATGGTGACGATCACGGCCAGGGTGACCTGGCGATCGAGGCGGAAACGGGTGGGGGTGACGGACATGATCAGTGCTCCAATCCCGCGAGCCGTCGCCGCTCGTCGGGGGTGAGGAAACTCGCCGCCTCCAGCCGCGCCCACAGGGCGTCGCGCTCGGCGGACAGGGCGGGGACGGCGTCGAGGTCGCAGGCGATGCGCGCGCCCGGATGGCGCACGCCGAGCCAGCCGGTCAGGGCCCGCGCCGCCCGCTCGGCCAGCGGGACCACCGTGTGCCGCCAGAAGGCGCCGTTGGCCTCGCGATAGTTGGCGTAGGTGTTGTCGCCCGGGATGCCGAGCAGTTGCGGCGGAACGCCGAAGGCCAGGGCGATCTCGCGCGCCGCCGCGTGCTTGCCGGCGATGAAGTCCATCTCGGCGGGGCTCAGCGACATCGGCCGCCAGTCGAGCCCGCCCTCCAGGAGCAACGGCCGGCCGGCGGCGGCGGGGCCGGTGCGGGCCTCCAGCTCGGCCTTGAGCGTTTCGAACTGCGCCTCCGACAGCCGATCGCCGGCGTCGGGGTTGGAATAGACCAGCGCCCCGCTCGGCCGGGCGGCGTTGTCGAGCAGCGCCTTGTTCCAGGCCCCCGACGCGTTGTGGACGTCGATGGCGAAGGCCGCCGCCTCCAGCGGGCTGGCCCCGTAATAATCGTCGGCCGGATTGAGCAGCTTCAGATGCAGCACCGGCAGCCAGCCGTCGGCCTCGCGCGCGATCCGCACGCTGCGCCCGGCGACGCCGTACTCATAGGCCTCGGGCCAGCCCTGCCGGCCGGGGATCACCTTCATGCGGTCGGGCCGCAGCGCGTAGAGCTCAAGGGGGCTGTCGCCGGACGCCTCTAGGTAGCCGTTGCCGCTGACCTGCAGCGCCCCGAAGAACGCCTCCAGCAGATCCGGCCCGCCCTGCTCCGGGTTGGGCCGGTCGAGCAGCCGCCGCAGCGGATGGTCGTCGGCGCGTCGGCCGTCCGCGAATACGGTCAGCGGCACCGACGCCGCCGCCTCGGCGATCATCCGCACGCAGCGATAGGCGACCGGGTTCTTCGCGAACCCCTCCCGCGCCAGGGACTCGTAGTCGCGCGGGGTCCACACGGGCCGGCCATGGCTGGTGATCGCCACCAGCGCCGCCGCGCGGGAGTCCTTGGTCTCGGCCACAGGGGTACGCGCCGCGCGGGGGCGGCGGGGGAAGAAGGACATGAATGCAATCTTTCGTTGAGTGAACAACAAAGTTAGTCATGGTGAGGAGCGGACCCTCAGGTCCGCGTCTCGAACCACGCAACGCGGCTCGGCATGGCTTGCTGGACTTACATCCTGAGATGCGCGGACGGATCTTACTACGTGGGCTGCACGACTGCGCTGGAGCAACGCATCGGCCGGCATCAGGCGGGCACGTATGGTGGCTACACCAGCACCCGACTGCCGGTCGAGGTCGCCTGGTGCGCGGAATTTCAGTCGATCTACGAGGCGATCGCCTTTGAGAGGACGCTGAAGCGATGGTCGCGGGCCAAGAAGGAGGCCTTCATCGCTGGGGACTGGAAACGGTTGATGGCGCTGAGTTCGCGCAGCCGGGCGGAAGTTGTCGTGCTGGCAAGACGTCCGCCGCACGAAAGGTATTCGGGCTAG